TCCCAATTGGTAGACCTGTAGAGTTCACAGAAGAGATAGCAGACGAGATATGCTGGAGACTGACTCACGGTGAACCGTTAGTGCAGATATGCAAGGATGATCACTTGCCTCATGTTGCGACGATCTACCGTTGGTTGGCTCGCTTCCCTGCCTTCTGCGATATGTACGCACGCGCACGGGAAGAGCAAGCAGACACTAACGCTGATGAAATCCTTCAGATTGCCGACGAAATGCCCCCCGAGTACACCGACGAGAAGGGACGTACCAGCCTCGACCAGACCTACATCCAGTGGCAGAAGAACCGCATAGAGGCGCGTAAGTGGACAGCCGCCAAGCTGAAGCCTCGCAAGTACGGCGACCGCATGGCTGTCGAGGGCGTGGAAGGTGGAGCCGCCATCAAGACCGAGGATGCAGGGGCTAACAAGTTCCTAGAGATCATTCGCAACATGGAGATGACCAAGCGTGCTGGTTGACCTTCTGGACGACCCAGAAGTCTTGGCTGAGTTTGATGCCAAGCCAGAGCACGACCGCATAGCCTACATCGCTCACGCTAACTGGGTGGCGAGCGCACACAAGTACCAGATACCGCCGCCGCTTGAGATTGATTACACGGTCTGGATGATGCTTGCGGGTCGTGGGGCGGGTAAGACTCGTAGCGCCGCTGAGGCTTTGTGGTGGTGGTGCTGGATCACCCCTAACAGCCGTGGGCTGGTTCTGGCACCCACCAGCAACGACGTGAAGTTCACCTGCTTTGAAGGTCAGTCTGGTCTGCTGTCGGTGATCCCTAAAGAGTTGATCATTGACTACAACAAACAAGACCACCAAATCAAGCTGGTCAACGGGTCGATCATTCGCGGTATCAGTGCGGACTCATACGAGCGCTTGCGTGGCCCTCAGTTCCACTTTGCATGGTGCGACGAGTTAGCCGCCTTCCAATACCTCCAAGAGGCGTGGGACATGATGATGTTCGGTCTCCGCCTTGGTGACCAGCCACGGGTCATTGTGACCACCACCCCGAAGCCTAAAGACCTGATCCTTGATCTGGTGGGCAGGGAAGGTGAGGACGTGATCATCGACCGCGCCAGCACCTATGAGAACAAAGCCAACCTAGCAGAGAGTTTCAGCAAACAGTTGGATCAGTACAAAGGAACCAAGCTGTACGAGCAGGAGGTGCTTGGCCTCGTGGTCGATCTTGAGGACGGAAAGGTGGTCAGCAGGGATATGTTCAAGATGTGGCCTGCTGGTCAGCCCTTCCCTAAGTTCGAGTACATCATTCAGTCCTATGACTGTGCCTACACTGACAAGTCATACAACGACCCTACCGCAATGACAACGTGGGGAGTGTTCAAGCCGCAGGACGGGCCAATGTCTGTGCTCTTGATCGACTGCTGGGCAGAGCACCTAACCTTCCCTAAGCTGAAAGACAAGGTCATGGACGAGTGGCGGGTGTCTTACGGCGAGGGGAAAGAAGCCAAGCGCCCCGACCTGATACTGGTCGAAGAGAAGGCGGCAGGTCTGTCTCTGATCCAAGAGTTGCAGAAGGCTCACCTGATGGTCAGGGGGTACAACCCCGGTCGCGCTGACAAGATGCAGAGGCTCCAGATCACCGCCGCTATCTTCGCCGCCAAGCGTGTCTGGCTCCCAGAGTCAGAGGTGCATAATGGTTACGTCAAAGACTGGGTGGAAGGGTTCTTATCGCAGATGTGCGCATTCCCTGACAGCACGCATGACGACTACGTCGACAGCGCAACGCAAGCAATGAGGTGGCTCAAAGATATGGGCTGGCTCGACATTGATCCAGAGCCAAGGTATGATGACGACGACGATTACTATGATGCCCAACCTGCGCGGGTCAACCCTTATGCCGTCTAACCATGCCTGACTACTCAAAACTTGCTAAAGGTCTGACTAGCTTTGTAAAAGGTGTTGCAAAGCCTGTGAGGACGTTTAGGACGCCAGACGGATACACCTTCCACGAGTTGCCCAATGGCAAGATCGTAGACAACCTAGACCCTGCCAAGGTGGACATGAGTTGGCCTAACGCCAAGGTGTTTCAGAAAGAGACTGGCGCGTTTCAGTTGGGTGACGAGTTAGGCCAGCGCAAGGCAATGATTGAGTCAACGGGCAAGCCCAACCTGATGAAGGAACTTCCCGGCTTTATGAACAAGCCAACGCCTGAAGACCTATTCCAGCAGGCGCTGAACAAACAGAATGCCTCTAAGCCCAAGCCCATCAAGGGTGGACTCAGTGAGGTGAAGAAGCCGCATGAAATACTGCCAGCGGCGGAGCGCGAAGCAAACAAGCAGAAGTTCATGGACGAGAGCGCCGACCCTCGCAGGATGTACCACTCGACGGCTAATGAGTTCAATGAGTTCCTACCTAGTGGCTCGTCGCGTGCCGTGTTTGTAACGCCTGAAGCAGAGTTTGCAAACTACTTTGCTTTGGACAACTTTACTAAAGGCGGCGGCAACCAAGAGTTTATGACTGGCACGCGCTCCATGCCTGTGAGGGTGCAGGTCAAGAACCCGTTTGATTATGAGAACCCTCAGCACATTGAGAACCTCAAGCAGTTGGCTAAGAAGCGGTTCCCCAACAACCAACAGGTGATCGATGAGATTGAAGCGTTAGGCAACTTCGAGCACAACTGGCCTTCGGTCGAGCACCCCGACGTCCAACGCCTGATCAAGCAAGCTGGTCACGATGCCTTCTACGCTTCTGAGCGTGGCACAAAAAACCTTGGCATCTATGATCCCAATCGCATCAAGTCCGACATCGGCAACAAGGGAGCATATGACGTGACCAAGGGCGACATTAACGAGGCTAAGGGCGGCGCTGTTCGTATGCAGGTAGGCGGCTTAAGCACATTGGCAAAACTTGGCACTGCTGGCACTAAGCTAACCAAAGCGGAGATCGCTTCATTGCGTGCTCGTGGTATGGGTGTGCCGGGCGTTGACTTTGCCGATCCGCTGAACCCCAGCGACATCATGCGAATGTCTGAGGCACTGGGAGCCGCTGGCGCTGAGGGTAAGACACTGAACCTAACGCAAGCTGACAGGTCGCGGGTGTTTGGCCCTAACAAAGGTGGCACTGGATTCTCTGGCCTCCAACTGACAAGACCAGACTACCAGAAGGCAAAGTCAACTTGGGGTGTAGGCAAGCCAAGTCACCTTACCCGCCTAACCAAAGCAACCGATGATGACACCATTTGGTCAACCTTTATCGGTTCCCCGACTCAGCACATGAGCAACCCCGTGACAACTCAAAGAATGTATGAGGCTCACAAAAAAGCAAACCCTTCTGCCAAGCTGGTGGAAGACATGAACAAAATGCTCAACAAGGCGGTGGATGAGAAAACTGGCAAGCCTATGTTTCCCAACGGGATTGACATCAGCGATCCCTCTTCATTGAACCAAGCGCAAACCTTTAACCAACGCAAGATGTTGGCTAAGGCTATGACTATAGGCGGAGAAAAGAAAGGCGAGAAAGCTACGCAAGAGGCTTTTAAAATTATCAAGGAAGAGACCGATCCCTTGTTGATGGACGTTCCAACTTATGCTGTTGGCAACCGTTTGTTTACGATTGATAAAAACAGCGGCTTGTACCGACCTGATTTAAATTCAGCGTTTCCATACATAAGCACTGGTGACGACCTTGGGCTTCTTTTTAAACCCGCTCCGCTTGAGTTAGCCGCCAAAGATTTTGTAAACCAAGAAAAGTATTTAAACCGTCTTGACAAGCGCGGCAGACCATCACCAATAAGTCACAAAGACTTATCATCAACAACGCCCAAGCAATTTATTGACGAAGCATATTTGACCAACCTTCAAAAAGAAGGCTACCAAGACGGAGGTTCTGTGAACCAATCATTTACTCAGCGGTTACAGTCCGCAATGGAACACCACATGGCAGACGGCGGTGAGGTGTCAGACAACACTACGCCAGACATGACCGACAGTGGAAACGTCATCTCTTCGCAGTTTTACGCCAAAGGTGGGATGGCTCAAATACCTGTGCGCAGTCTCAAGCAATTAGGCAGGCAATACGCTACTGGTGGCGGTGTTGGCATGAATAAAGGCGGCGTGTTCGGCGCTGTTGCTGAGGGCGTAGGCGCTGTAACCAAGGCGCTTCCCAAGGTTGATCGTTTGAGCATGAACTACAAAGACGTGACTAAGCGCGTGCCAGAAGTCTCTGAGGCGGCTGAAAGACTGTTTAGGGGCGAGATCACTAAGCAACAGTACAACGACATTGTGAACCTGTACAAGCCTGTTACGCCATATGCTTTTGTGCCAAAGCCTGC